AATGTTGGGTTGAGCGCCGGACGGCGAAGAGGCGCCGCCGAGCTTTGCAGAGAGGATAGGGTTGAGGCCAGCGGCCTTAAGGTCCGCGACCTCGCGCTGATGAGCGGTGTTTGACATCCGCTCTTGGAATTTCATTTGCTCGCGAGCTGAGGCGATTTCGGCGTCGTTTTGATCCGACGCACCCTTCATGCCCATGAGACCGCCAGCGATCGACGCGAGAGCTGTCCACATAGCAGCCTCAGAAGTGATCGATCAGACCAGGCACCGAGAAGACGGGCATGGGCCTGGTGTGCTTGAAGCGGAAGTAGCTGTCGAAGAGGAAGTCGGGATACTCAGGAAGAGCGACGACACGGTCGACAGGTGGGTTTTCCTCAATGAAGGTTTCATTGAGAAGAGGAAGAGCGCCGAAATCCTGGGACAGGTGCCAGGTATCGAGAGATTCGGCGAAGTTGGAACGGAATTGGCCAGTGATCCGGGAAGGTTTGTAGCGGTATTCCGCGAACCGTTCCTGATAGCCGAAGACCTCGTCGTCGGCCGCAGTAGCCTGGGCGTAGATTTCCTTGTTCAGAATGGCCTGTTCGCCCAGGTGAGCGAGAGCGGGCCAGAAGAAGTCCCAGCGAGTTCGACGGGACCACATACGATCCAGACCCTGCTGGTAGGTAAGGTCGGCCCGAGCGGAGACGAAACCGATAACAAGGCAGTGTTCGGTAAAGCTCTTGATGAAGCCGTGGCCATGCGCGCCAACTGTGCCCACTGCTGCGAGGTTGCCCTGCGGCGACGTGCCATCAGTTGCAGAGGTTTGAGCGACAGGATTGATGTTAACCGGAGAAGAGCCTCCGCCGAGGTATTCAGGGCGCTGTAGACGCGCATCCGGGGAAGTGACTCCGAAATGTGCTTTGAGAATCTCGACATACCGGGTTCCTCCTCGGGCGTCACGTTCGTAGAGGCGCTGAATCTGGAAGGCCTCACGGAGTTGATTGATAGTAGCGGCCGTAGCGTCGGAAAGATCGACCTCTAGGCCGGTCTGAGACCCGAAAGCGACGTTACCGGTCGCCGACGGAGAACCGTTCCAGGTGACGGTAGCAGAGCCAGCAGCTTGCCGAAGAGCATGCTCCGTCCCGGATACGGGTTTGAAGAGAGGCGCGGATCCCGTCGCGATAACGGGTGCGTTTTGACCGAGAGGAAGATCGACGGCCGGCCCTTTCTGGGGCCAGGGCAGGGCCGAAGTGAAGTAGTCGTGGCGCTTGCCACGTTTTTGCAGGACATAGTCAGCCGGATCATCCGGGCCGTCATCGCGGTCAACGGCGATGGAGTCCTGCAGGTTCTGATCACGGAACCATTCGTTCCAGATCAGATTGTAGGCGCGGTGGAAGAGAGAAGAGTGGCTAAGCAAGGCAACACCAGTAGGAATGCCAAAGTAGTCAGAAAGACTGCCGTTAGCGTAGCCAGTAGAAGCAGGTGCGACCATCTGCGGGATGAGGAAGTCAGTGCTGTCGCCGGGGTCTGTTTGTTCACCATTGAACCGCTGCCAGTTGTCCCAGACGAGGCGCATGGGCACAGAGAAGAAGAAGCTGTCCACGAACATGTTATCCATGAAGGGGTGCAGCGGGGTGGAGAGGCGAGCGAACGCCGTCATTGACAGGTTCATAGTGTCGCCTGGAAGAGCTTCGTCGACGAAGACGGGGATAAGGTAGCCACTGTTGAAGGTGGTCTTGTAACCGTGGCTGCGGTCGAATGTAGACCGAGGGATTTCAGCTTTCGGCACTTCCGAAAAGCTGTGTTTCATAACTGAGCGCATGTGTTTCTCCTTTCCTGGTTAAAAAGAAGGCGGAGCGTTGGGGGCGCTCCGCCTGAGTTGGCCTAGCAGCTAGGACTGCTCGGCAATGAGTTCCTCGATATCGACTTGAGGATTGGAAAGGATCTTCGCGTAGCGAGCGCGTTCAGTTTGGGCAGCCTGGAAGGCAACCAGCCCGTTGATGATGGTGCGAGCCGGATATACAGGCTCGATTCGGCCGATTTCAAGGTCGATCTCTCCAAGTGATACGAGATCGTAGTCGGCCGGATATTTCGACACATTCGTGTCGGATTGGGTGATGATGTCAGTGAATTGACGGATAGCGTCCGCATCAGAGCGGACCGTGAAGAGCGGCAGATAGTAAGCCGCTTTGCGATCATAGATCGAGTAGAGAGTTCCGTTTTGCATGTTAGCTCCTAGATAGCCGGTCAAGCCGGGCTTGTTGGATATGCTCACGAACGGCCAATCGTTCGGGAGTATTATCATGCTCGTGTTTCCGAGCTTTTCTTATTCTTGCACCGGATCTGAGTTCCGACTCGGTGAGTTTTAGAGATCCAACGAAACGGTAGTGCGGTGGTTCGTCAGACCACTCCCAACGGTAACTGTCGGGAGATTTCACTAGCGCGTCATAGTATTTAGGGACGCGAACTTTTTTTCCGTTAACGATGCAGAAATCGTTGGGGAAGACGTCGGTCTTCCATTTTAGAAGCCATGGCATCCCAATGCCAGGGCGACGGGATTGAGTAGCGTATTCCGGTTGTCTATCGCCATATTCTGATTTGCGTTGACCAGTCAACTTTTTCATGACGTAGCGGCCGCAGTAGGCGGCAGATTCGAAGGTCACGGAGCCGATGTAGCAGTCACCGTGGGACCAGGTGTCATCCAGGAACTGAGAGGTGTAGAGGCGATCGCCGTTTTCAGTGACCTTTAGAAGAATTTTATCGTCGAAGTCGATGTTGAAGAGGATGGCGTGATAGTGCGGGCGGTGCGTGGTGTCACCGTATTCCCCGCAGTGGAAGAAGCGGATTTTCCGGCCTCCGAGCCGTTTTTTGAGCCGCTTCATGAAGAGCTGCCAATGTCGCAGCTCTAGAGAATGGTGGGCAGGAAGTTCCTCGTCCCTGTAGGTCAGAGTGAGGAAGACGTTTTCCGAGTAGAGCGAGGATTCGTGCAGAATCCGCATAGCCCATTGTCTTGAGTTTTCGAGGCGACATCCCAGACACTGCCCACATGGAATGGTTATTGGGAGGTCAGAATAGCCGTGCCGCTTGGCAAATGCAATCTGACCTCCCGGAGCCCGATAACCTTGGATCGGGTGGTAGCAGGCCATGATTACATCCTGATACCGCCGCGCATAGGATTGGCGCGATTGCGGGGATGGGTGCCTGCGGTTTTGCTGAAGAGTTTCTTGCTCTTCGAGCGTTTCATTTTTTGACGTCGCATGAGTAGCTCCTTTTTGTGTTTAGACTGACGTGGTGTCAGTCAGACCAGTTAAGAACAAGGGGGATTACTGGTCTCCCTTAGCGGGTTTGGTTTTTGGCGCCGGGTCCCCGTCGCCATCTTCCCGCAGCACCTTCACTATTGTGGGTTCCGGTGCGGCGGGAAGAGGGGGAGCGAGACCGAGATCTCGCATTTCTTGTTGATTGCTCTTATCGGTTGCGAACTCGATAAAGCGCGCGGGATCGTTGAAGAATCGATCCCTGATTTTCGCCGGCAGGGAGGCGAACATTTCCTCGGCCGCCTGGACGCGCTCGAGGCCGGTTTTGTAGTCGGGGACACCGGAGAAGTCGCCGTATTCGCCGGCGTAGGTATTGACGTGCGTAAGAAGGCCCGTCTTTTGATATTTTGCCATGATCCGATTTATATCGGTCGTTTCATGGAGATTTTGTTGCACACGGGTGGTTTCCCCGGTGTGCTGACGAGAGGCGACGCGGTCGCCGAATTTTCGAATTTTGACCATATTAGAGGCTCCTTAATTATAGCCAGCTCGACGCCTGATGGCGTCTAGGTTGCGTATGCCGTAGGCACGTAGTTTTTCTTCGTCGAGTACTCGCTCCCTTGCAGTGGCTGAGAGACGCTCGTGTTCACGACGAAGATTGCCCTCATGATGAGAGCGTTGGGCGTCCCTGAAGGACTGCCAGAAGGGCTTTTTGCCCTGGTAGTATTTGCTGGCTTCGGAGCCTTGGGTGTATTTGCCGAGCGACTCGGCAAGGCGGTAGCCAGTCGGGATAGGAGGGAGAAGCCCTCCCTCCTTAGAAGAGGCGGCATCGATGACATCAGCGATGATGTCGTTAGAACCGCCTCCAGAGAGCAGTTTATTAGCACCGCCGACGATTTGATCGACGATGCCGCCGCCAGTTTTATAGGCCTCGGTGAAGACGCCTTTCTGGGCGTTAGAGATATTTTGCCCCTCGACCTGGGCGGCGAGAAGATCGTTTTGAAGACGCATATTATCGACTTGAGCGTCTTGAACTTTGAAGTTGTAGAGCTTGTCAGACATAGAGCGCGCAGCGTTTTCCATAGGCGCCATCGCGTTGACAATGTTGGGTTGAGCGCCGGACGGCGAAGAGGCGCCGCCGAGCTTTGCAGAGAGGATAGGGTTGAGGCCAGCGGCCTTAAGGTCCGCGACCTCGCGCTGATGAGCGGTGTTTGACATCCGC